AAAATAAAACCCAAAGACCAGAAGATGAAAAGTATTGCGCTTACATTAGAGATAAACTGGTTGTTCTCGTAGAGATTAATCCAAAGTTCTATAGACCAGCAGAAGTTGAAACACTATTAGGCGATTCGACAAAGGCTAGGAAAGAATTAGATTGGAAACCGCATACTAGCTTCTCGACACTCGTAGAAAAGATGGTAAGAAACGATTTAGAGTCTTACGAAGTGTAAATTATAGGTGATATTAGATCATCTTAAAAATCAATTCTTTTACTTTAAAAATAAACAAAATATCATAATATACGATTGTTTTTTGTTCTTCAATGAGAACGATCTATTAGAGATAAGAATCAATGAACTCAAAGACGTAGTGGATTATTTTGTTATATTTGAATCAAACTCAACTTTTAGTAAAAAAAATAAAGGGTTCTTACTAGACGAGAAAAGATTTGAGAAATTTAAAACAAAAATCATCTACATAAAGAATCAAGACTGGATTAGATCCCAGAGCCCTTGGTCTTTTGAAACCTATCAAAGAAATAAAATTGCAGATGGTATTATTGGTGCTCAAAATACTGATATGATCATATTATCTGATTTAGACGAAATTCCTAAAAAACAGTCGGTAATTAAAGCTTTCTGTGAAATATATAAAAATAATAATAAGTATGTTCGTTTGGAGTTAAGTAATTTTAGATATGCTCTGAACAATATATCAGCAAATAATACAAAAAGCACTAGCGTTATAATAACTAAAAAAGAGAATACAATTTCAATGCAGGAATTAAGGATTAAACAAAAAGCTAATATTACGATTTTAAATGCTGGATGGCACTACTCATTTGTAAGTTCTATAGAAAATATAATATTTAAAATTAGTTCCTATTCTCATCAAGAGTACAACAGATGGCCTAATAATGATCTAGAAAGCATTAAAAAAAGGATTTATAATGGTCAATCAAATTTTGGCCATGAAGAAGATACATATAATAGAATAAAATTAAATGAAAATAATTGTCCAAAATATGTCTTGAAAAATAAAGATAAATACGCTAGACTTATATTTACTTATGAGCAATCAAATATCTGGAGCAAAATTATGTCGTTATATAATACTAAAATTTGTAGTTTCAAAAAATATACCATGGGGATACGAGATAAATCAAGCAAAAAAATTAATACAATTTGAGCCAAATTGTAATTTTTGGTTTAATCTTAAAAAGAAACCTATTAAATCTTTAGAGTGGTTGTTATCTTTTGAAGGCAAAAAATATCTATTAAAAGAAAAATCTTCATTAAATGTTGACAAAGATATAAAAATATCATATCATTTAGAGAGTACTAAAATAGGAAATGATAAAACGATAAACAAGAAAGTTAAAACATTAAAGGAATTTTTAAATGGCAAGACCTAAAGCAAATATAGAAGAAGCTCATAATCAAGATGAGGGCATTAATGATCGGCTAAAAGCATTCTTAAAATCTAATAAAGATGACCACTATAACTTCGAAGAAGAAGTTCACTACAAAGTCTCTTCTGGAAGTTTGAATTTAGATTTTGTTATGGGCGGAGGATTTTGCCCTGGATTGCATCGATTTATAGGAATGAACGAAGGAGGCAAAACTTCAGAAGCATTAGAAGTAATGAAGAACTTCTTAAAGACTGTAAAAAATTCTAGAGGACTTTTAATTAAAGCTGAAGGAAGACTTAGCAAAGAGATACAAGAAAGATCTGGAGTAGAGTTTGTTGGCGATCCAGACCTTTGGAAAAATGGAAATTGTTTCGTATTTGAATCTAATATCTTTGAGACTGTATCAGAGCTTATGTTAGATCTCGTAAGAAATAATCCAGAAAACAATAAGTATCTTTTTATTCTAGATTCTGTGGACGGCTTGATGCCTAAAAATGATGCTGGTAAAACTTTATCAGATGCTACAAAAGTAGCTGGTGGAGCAGTTATATCCTCTGTGCTAATGAAGAAGATGTCTATAGCTTTATCTAAAAGAGGACATATGGCTATTTTTATTAGCCAAGTACGATCTGATATTAAGCTCGATCCATATTCAGCAAATAAAGACATTAGACAAACAACTGCTACTGGTGGAAATGCTTTATTACATTATGCAAATTGGATCATAGAATTTGAACCAAGATATAATAAAGATCTTATTCTGGAAAAGCCAAATGAAAGATATGATGCTGTAAAAAATAAGATCATTGGTCACACTTCTAAAGTGTCGATTAAAAAGTCTACGAATGAAACAACTAATAACAAAGTAGAGTATCCAATCAAACATGGTCGTAAGAATGGAACATCTATCTGGAGAGAATACGAAATAATTGATCAACTTTTAGCTTGGCAATTTATTATTGCTAAAGGGGCATGGATCACTTGCAGTGACCAAATAGTAGAAGAACTAAAGGAGAACGGTCTTGAATTACAGAAGCAACATCAAGGTATGGATAACTTTAGAAAATATCTTGAAGAGAATGTTAAAATTACAGATTTCCTTTTTGAGAAATATAAAAAATTGATAACTGCATGAGATTATTGAGCTTGAATGGAAAGCTAGTCAATAAAAACGTCTCAAAATATTTAATAGATTGGGATAAGCCCAGCAGAAGTAAAATTCAGTTTAACACTAAAAAATTCTTTCAACAATATTGGAAACATCATATTGTATATGAAGAATTCCCAGTCTATGGCTCACTTATGAAGGTGGATATATTGAACGCTACAAAACGAATAGCAATAGAAGTAAACGGCGCACAGCATGACAACTTTAATGAATTTTTTCATAATCACTCTAGAATGAATTACTTAAAAAGTATAAAAAGAGACTGCAAGAAAGAGGAATGGCTAGAGAAAAATAATTTTAAACTTTTAGAGATTTATGAAAAAGATTTAAAGCTATTGTCTGCTAAGTTTTTCCTTGACAATTTCAATATAAGTATTTTTTAGTGTAAATTCATGTGTGCAAAAAGATTTTCCAAAACAATTATTGGAGGCACTTAATGAAAACTCTTTCGGTGGATTTATTTTATTTAATTTTAATTCCGAAGGAGATCCTCAAGTGATGACAAAATTTGATAATCAACTCAATGCTATGGGTCTCCAGCAATACGTTAATTATTGGGCAGAAGCTATTAATACTCTAAATATAGACTGCACAATCAAATCAATTACAGATTTATCAAAACCTAAAAAGAAGAAAAAAGATTAGTTGACTTAGTGCTAAATTGGCACTATACTTAACTACATGCCCATATACTCGGTTCAAGTAGAACGTCATGTTCTAGGTGGTCTAATTAGAAATTCAGAAGTGTTTTTTGATGTAGCCAGATTTATATCTGAAAAAGACTTTTATAATGATGTCCACAATACAATATTCTCTTGCATCAAAGATGAATTGAATAAGAATAATAAAATAGATAAAGTATTATTAGCTCAAAAGATTAAAAATCTTGGCATATCTTTTAAAGATGAGATTGATATATTTTCTTATATAGATTCCTTAGCCATGACTCAAATCAATCCTCAAGGGACTATAAGTGCTTGTCAGGAATTAAGTAAACTAAAAGTAAGAAGAGAGTTGTTTGAAACAGCTGAAAATGTCAAGAAGTATGTTAAAGACAATGCAGAAGATGGAATAGATAAAATAGTATCTAAAGTAGATGAGATTTATAATAATAAGGTAACTCAATATTACCTAGAGGGCGAACCAGTTAACCTTTTCGAAGAGATGGAGAGTATAATTGAAGAGATTGGTAATAATCCCAGACAAGAGACTGGATTAAAGACTCCATATAACAATTTTAATAATATGTATGGAGGCTTAAAACAAGGGAATATATATTCTATAGTAAGTAGGCCAGGACAAGGTAAAAGCACATGGCTTAATGATATATGTTATAAAACTGCTAATGTACATAACAAAAATACCAAAGCTCTTATTCTTGATACAGAAATGAGTACTTTAGATACTCAAATGAGATTAGTCGCAAGTATTTCTAGTGTTCCACTTTGGTATATAGAAACAGGCAATTGGAGAAAAAATCCAGAAATGATACAAAAGGTGAGAGAGGCTTGGCCAAAGGTCAAAAATATGACTCATTATCATTATCATGTTTCAAATAAGAGTATAGATGAAATATCCTCTATTATTAGAAGATGGTATTATACAAAAGTTGGAAGAGGTAACCAAGCTTTAATAGCTTATGATTATATAAAATTGACTGGAGAAAAAGTAGGTCAAAATTGGGCAGAGCATCAAGCTATTGGTGATAAAATTGATAAACTGAAAAGAATATCCGAAGAAATAAAGTGTCCAGTTATTACCGCTATGCAATTAAATCGAACTGGAGAAAATTTTAATCGTAATTCAAGTCAAGTGACGGACGATAGTTCTGCAATTTCCCTATCTGATAGAATGCAATGGTTCGCTTCATTTGTTGGAATTTTTAGAAGGAAAACTCAAGATGAAATTCAAGTCGATGGAGAACAATTTGGAACTCATAAATTGATAGCTATTAAGACAAGATTTCAAGGCAGAGAAGGTACAGGACATCATGATTTAGTTCGTAGAAGAGTCGGTCAAAGTGAATTTAAATATTTTAATAATTATATAAATTTTGACGTTGGTAATTTTAACGTAGAAGAAAGAGGAACTTTGAGAGAAATAGTTGATGCAGAAAATGAAAGACTTAATTTTGATCAAGGTGGAGATAACCAAGATGGAGAACTGATATGAACGTAGAACTAATATCAATAACAAAACCAGAAATCAAAGGCATGAAAAATGCAGAAGATCTGGTTGCATTTTGTGCTAGAGTTAGTAATCCTTCTAATCAAATGAATGTAGAAACTGCACCTAAGCTTTTAAAATTCTTAATTAATCACAAGCATTGGAGTCCATTTGAATTAGTTGATATGTGCGTTGAAATTAAAACAAGCCGCGGAATTGCAGCGCAAATTCTTAGACATAGATCATTTAGCTTTCAAGAGTTCAGTCAAAGGTATAGTATAGCAAATGAATTTGAAGATATCGAACTTCGCTTGCAAGGAGATAAGAACAGGCAAGTAGGAGAGCACCTTATGCCAACTAATACAGATGCATATGATAAAGTTAGCGAACTTCTTGTAGAATCTTTATCGCTTTCTCAGCATTGTTATGATTCAATGATAGAAAATGGAGTAGCTAAAGAGGTTGCTAGAATGATATTACCTTTAACAACTCAAACGACCATGTATATGAAAGGCTCATTGAGAAGCTGGATACATTATCTTGAATTAAGAACGCAACAAAATACTCAAAAAGAACATAGACTAATTGCCGAAAGATGCAAAAAGATATTTATTAAAGAGTTTCCAATTATTAGTGAGGCATTAGAATGGAAAACATAAAAGAAATCTTATCTAATTTAGGGTATGATTTGAAAGAGTATTTAAAAGAATACAGAACAAAACCTCTATATAGAGATTCAGATAATGAGAACGTATTAGTAATATATAAAGATAGTGGCAAATGGATAGATTATAAAGAGAATACAACTGGAAATCTTCAAGATTTAGTAAGAATGACTTTAAATCTTCCGAATAATACAGAAGCTAAAGAATGGATAAGCAAGAAAGTTCAAACTGAAGCATCATATACAGTCTACAGAAAACCTCAGATTAAACAAGTAAAGTGCTATTCAAATGATGTTCTTGATAAATTAATAAAAGATCACTCCTTCTGGAAGAAAAGAAATATTTCAGAAGAGACTATGAACATTTTTAATGGAGGAATATTAACCGAAGGCAGAATGAAGGGCAGATATATTTTCCCAATTCTAGATAAACAAGACAAGTTAATTGGAGTTGCTGGCAGAGATATTCTAAATAGAAACGAAAAGTTTTGTCCAAAATGGAAATTGATAGGAGATAAGATCAATTGGCGTTACCCTTTGCAAGTTAACGCAAAGATCCTTTCCGAGAGCAAAGAAGTTATTATCGTTGAGAGTATAGGAGATATGTTAAGTCTATGGGAAGCTGGAGTTAAAAATGTGATTGTCACTTTTGGCCTAGCTCTAAGTGTTAGCATTTTAAATACTTTATTAGTCTTAAATCCAAACAAAATCTATATATCATTTAATAATGATGAGTTTAAGAATAAAGCAGGTAATTTAGCATCAGAAAAAGCTAAAGAGAAATTATTAAAACATTTTGATAGAAACCAAATACAAATCGCCTTACCAATTAAAAAAGACTTTGGCGAAATGAACAAAGAGGAGATCTTACAATGGAAAAACAATCTTTAAAAATATTATCTGCGTCTAGAATTAAAACTCTTGAAACTTGTTCTTGGGTTTACTGGAACAATTATCATATTAAGACACCACAAAAGTCTAATGATGGAAGCGATAGGGGAACAATATGCCATACAATCTTTGAACTTCTTTTAAATAAAAGGCATTATAAAAACTATAAGAGTATCATCAAGAGTAACTCTATAGATGGAGATAAGGGTGTATCTAAACTCGTTAAAAAATTATCAGCTAAAGTCAATCTCAATGAAAGCAATTATAAGCTATTAGATGAAATGATATTAGTCGGATTAAAGAACGACTTCTTTGGTGAAAACGGAAAGATAATAGAACCAGAGTATGCATTTGAAATTAAAAACGATAAGCCTAAATATCATATCCGAGGTTTCATAGATAAGCCTATTAAAATCAAAAAAGAAATGCATATAATCGACTACAAGAGCTCGAAGTACAAGTTTAGGGGTGATGACCTTGAAGCGAACATACAAGCCATGATGTATAGTCTAGCGAGTAAAAAATTATGGCCTAAATTAAAGCCCATTATTAAGTTTCTATTCTTAAGATTCCCTAAGCAACCAATTCAAGAGCTACAATTTGATGAGGATGAAATTAAAGGGTTCGAATACTATTTAGAGTATGTTAATGAATACATTAATAATTTTGATAAAGATAGCGCTCAATCAAATTTTGCCGTAGATAATCCTAAGAATAAGTGGATGTGTAGTATAGGCAATTGGAGATGTCCATATAAAGACCCATTTAGTTATCATGTTAAACTTAATGATGCTGGAGAAATAGTAGAATCAAATTTTACTGGGGAATTTAAAGATGTTGAAGGATTTACAGTAGAGCAAAGGCAATATACTGGATGCCCAAGACATAATAATAATTCGATTAATCAAAAATCAAAAGATGCCTTTGACGATTTGACTTGACCTAGATCATAATATCAGATATAAATAGACAATGAGCAATGTTATTCCGCTTTTTAAAAGTCATTTTTCCATAGGAAAGAGTATATTAACTCTTAAGCCAGAGAGCGAAACAGATAATGGGCCAGATTCTATTATTCAAATAGCCAAAGACAATAAACTTAAGAAAGTGTTTTTAGTAGAAGATTGCTTTAGCGGTTTTTTACAGGCTTACAAGAACTTAAAATTAATTGATATTGATTTAATATTTGGCATAAAATTTGTATTTTGTGAAGACCATTTGAATAAAAGTGAACCAGAACTTAAAAAACATCATAAAGTAATATTATTTGCAAATGGAGACGAAGGCTATAAGCTACTCATAAAGTTGTGGACAAAGGCCAATACTGAAGGATTTTACTATACTCCAAGATTAGATATGAATATTCTCAAAGAGCACTTCAACGATAGCTTAAAGATAGCTCTACCATTCTATGATAACTTCATTTTTAATAACTGTTTAAAAGGATATCAATGTGTCCCATTTTTAGAGAATTTTAAACCATCAATTTTTATTGAGGACAACTCTTTGATATTCGATCCTCTAGTTAAGCGTAAAATGCTTGAGTATGCGAAATCAAACGATCTTGAATCATTTAATACTAAAAGTATCTATTACAAGAACAAAAAAGACTTTAAAAGTTTTTTAACTTTTAGATGCATTAATAATAGAACGACACTAAATAAGCCCGAAATAGAACATATGTCTAGTAACGAATTCTGCTTAGAGAGCTGGAAAGAACAAAATCATGGATGAGCATTTATTAAGATTCGATAAAACTAAAACTTTAGTTTTTGTAGATTGCGAGACGTTAAATCTTTGTCTTAATTTTTGTCATAATATTCCTTGGCAAGTAGCTATGCTTAAATGTCAAGGCGATAATATTATCGATGGGAAAGATGCGTATTTGAAATGGCAAACAGATTTGAAGATAAGTAAAGATGCCGCAAAAATAACTAAATACGATCCGAGAAATATACAAAAGCATGGCATTGACCCAAAGGCATTTTTCCCTACTCTTAGAGATTGGTTAGAGAACGCAGATTATATAATTGGCCATAATATATTAGGATTTGATTTATATTTACTTAGTGAATACTATAAATTCATGGATATGAAACCTTACGATTTTCTTTCTAAAGCTATAGACACAAATTTAATTTACAAAGGAATAAAGACTTCAAATGCTTTCGATCCTAAAAAAGAATCTTTGCCAGAATATATGTATAAATTATATCATACTAGAGTTAAGAATGTCAGAACGAACTTGACCGCAGCTGGAAAAGATCTAGATATTAATCATGATTATGATTCTTTGCATAATGCTTTGTCAGATTTAGAGCTAAATTTTAAAGTCTGGAATAAAATCAAGCATATGGTTAATATTTGATTGCATTTTTCCTAATAGAAATATATAATACTCAATATGGCATCAATGGACAACATCTACGATATTCTAGGTAAACTAGAGAAAGAAAATATAGATTATTTATTTATTACCATCCAGCATGGTAAGACTAATAGTAAAGCAGACGTATTTTATTCTTTGAATAATGAAGAGAAGTCTTTTGGAGCTCTTAAAGAAGGCTTAAGTGAATTCCAAATAAATATAGATAAGTCAATCAACAATTTTAAATCAAATAAAAAGCGGAAAAAGAAAAGTAAAGATGACGAAGACGATTGATTTTGTTAATTCATTCAAAAAAATAAACTTGCCACTTTATGGAGTAAGGTTGCCAGAGTTTAAAGTCAAGGCAGAGCATAAAAGAAATCTAGGATTATCCGAAGACGTTTCTAATGCTGATTTTCTAAAAAAACTAGCTTACAATAATCTTCCTAAAAAACCAGAGTATAAAAAACGATTAGATCATGAATTCGAGATTATAGAAGATCTAGGATTTATTGATTATATAATTCTAGTATGGTTAGTTATTAACTTCTGTAAAGAAAGCGAAATTCCTACTGGACTAGGAAGAGGAAGTGCAGCGGGTAGTTTAATTCTTTTCTTGATAGGCGTTACTAAAATAGATCCAATTAAACATAATCTTTACTTCGAAAGATTTATCTCTAAGATTAGAGCAAAGAAACAAGTTGTTGATGGGATCACATATCTTGATGGAAGTTTAATGTGCGATGTGGATTTGGATATTTGTTATTACAATCGCCATAAGGTCATAGATTTCTTAAATGAAGTCTTTCCAAATAGAATTAGTAAAATTTTAACATTCAATACTTTAAGCGGAAAACTTCTTATCAAAGAATGTGGTAAAATCGTAGAGGAAAAAAATGAGACCGAGATGACTCATATTAGTAGTTTAATTCCAAAAACGTTCGGTCAAGTTAAAGATATTTCCGAAGCCTATAACGAAGTAGAAAAGTTTAAAGAATGGTGTGATCAAAATCAAGAGATTTATAATATAGCTTTAAAATTAAGAAATTTGATAAAAAATAAAGGTGTTCATCCTTCTGGCATTCAAATATCTCACGAAAAATTATCAGAAGCATGTCCATTAGAATTATCTTCCGATAAGGAACTGGTAAGTTCTTTCGATATGAATGATATAAGTCAGTTCAATGTTAAGCTAGATTTGCTTGGATTAAGAAGTGTTTCGGTAGTCTATGATGTATGTCTTATGATTAAGTCTAAGATAGAAGATATCAATACAGAAGATGTATTTATTTACCAGCAATTACAAGACCTCCGAAGTCCTCATGGCCTATTTCAAATCGAAGCAGACACGAATTTTAAAGTTTGCAGAAAGGTTAGACCAAGAAATTTAGAAGAGTTGAGTGCGGTATTAGCATTGGCTCGGCCAGGTGCATTACAATTCGTTGACCAATATGCTAAATACGTAGAGACTGGAGAGTATCAATCTGTTCATCCATTTTTCGATGAGACATTGAAGAGAACAGGAGGGTTAGCTCTTTATCAAGAACAATTAATGCAAATGGCACATAAAATTGGTTTTACTTTAGATCAAGCCGAGATATTGAGGAGAATTGTTGGTAAAAAGAAAGTCGAAGAAATCAAAGCTTGGAAAGAGAAGATCGAAAAGAAATGTGTATCAAATAATTTAGAGAAAGAGATTGGAGAAACTCTATGGAAAATTCTAGAAGATTCTGCCAATTATTCATTCAATGCTAGTCATAGTCAAAGCTATGCAGCATTAGCAGCGATTACAATTTATTTAAAATTTAAGCATCCAAAAGAATTCTTCTTATCCTTATTAAGGATGACTAGATTTGAGCCAGATCCTATAGATGAAATATCTAAGATTCATAAAGAAATGGATTTATTTAACATAAAACTATTGCCACCTCATATTATTAAATCAGAAATGGACTTTAGTGTTGAAGGAGATGATATTAGGTTCGGCTTATTATCTATTAAAGGAATTAGCGATAAGTCTATTCAAAGACTTAATGATTTTAGAAATAAATATGCTTCGAAGTTTGACGTATTTAAGTCTGGGCAACAAGCGAAGTTGTCGATAAGGGTGCTATCTCCATTAATACAAGCTGGAGCATTAGAGGATTTTAAACAGTCTAGGAGCAAGGTAGTATTAGAAGCTCAACTATGGAATATATTAACTCAAAATGAGCAAAAATACTGCATGATGTATGGAGAAAAGTTTGATTATGATCTATTTAAAATTATTAAATTATTAAGCAATACAAAAGATGAAAAAGGTAAACTTATAATCAAAGAGACAAGGCTAGAAACAATAACAAAATCTTACGATCCATACAAGAAGATATATCAACAAAATAGCAAAAATGAAAGATTTGCTAATTGGTATTATGAAAATAAACTTTTAGGGTATACATATAATACTAGTTTAAAAGATATCTTTTCTGATCAGAAACCAGATCTATTAAACATAAGAGAAGTCAATGAAGCACCAGAAGGATTATCAGTTATATTCATAGGCATAATTAAAGAACAATATTTAGGTATAGCCAACAACGCAAAGAAGACCAGATATTTAAGATTGTCTGTACAAGACGAGAGCTCTAAATTAACTGCATTAATATTCAATGACAAGATAGATGAATGTAAAGAAATGAATAATATATTACCAGACGAAGGTAATATTGTGATAGTTAAAGGCAAGAAAAAAGGTGAAGATACTGTATTCGCAGATTTGATATCAATTCAAGATCATAAAATCTTTATGAAACTTGGAGAAATTAAAGAAAAATAACTTGATTTTTAGTTAAGAGTTTGATAATATATAATATATGATACAAATTTATAAACCAACACCAAGAGTAACTGGCACAGCTTGTAGCTTTTCTTTTAATAATATTGATGGCAATTTTTATTTAAATTTAATTAAACAGGCTAGCTGGAATGACCAAAAGAAGATCGGTAGTTTTTCTGATAACGCACAAAATCCAGAGAAAAAAGTAGTAGTTAAACTATCTAAAATTGAAGTATGTGGAATATTAGATGTGATAGATAACAACCGATCTATAGATTTATTCCATAATTCAGAGAATCAAAAATTAGGAATAAAGTTCTCTCCATACTTAAGAGAAGATAAGCAAATTGGATATAGCCTTAATGTTATTAAGACTTCTAAAGTACAGACTACTCAGCCTGCAACAAGCTTCTTAATTGGCTTTACATTCGCTGAAGGTCGTATGGTAGCAGAATATATCAAATTTGGTTTAGGGCATATCTTCTCTACAGAACGTAGCGAAGAGATTAAAAATTTAAAAAATAACAAAGCTAAATCCATAGACGAAAGAAAACAGAAAGATAAAGCGCAGGATTCAACAGAAGCACCTACTCCATCAGAAGACAACGAAGACCTTTGGTAATCTAAATGCGTAAGAAGATAGTCTTTCAATCTGATTTTTCTTTAGCGAAGACTGGCTTTGGAAGAAATTCTAAAGCTATTATCAAATATTTATATAAAACTGGTAAATATGATATAGTAAATTATTGCTGCGGAATGCAGAAAGGAAATCCTCAATTAGAAAGGACTCCTTGGAAAAGCTGCGGTTCACTTCCAAATTCGCAACAAGAAGTAGAGCAATTAAATAAAGATCCTCATTTAGCTAGAATGGCTAGTTATGGAGCTCATTTATTAGACGAGATAATAAAAGAGGAAAAACCAGATGTTTATATCGCTGTCCAAGACATTTGGGGAGTAGATTTCGCCATAGATAAGCCTTGGTTTAATAAGATAAGCTCAGTAATATGGACGACTTTAGACTCTTTACCTATCCTTGAATCAGCTGTCAAATGCGCACCCAAAGTCAAAAATTATTGGATATGGAGCGATTTTGCAACAAAAGCCTTACATAAGTTAGGGCATAACCATGTCAAGACTGTTCATGGAGCATTAGATACAGATAATTTTTATAGAATTTCTGATGATAAAAGATTAGAGTTAAGATCTAAATTTAAGATAGATAAAGATAAATTTATTGTTGGATTCGTATTTAGAAATCAGTTGAGAAAAAGCGTTCCCAATCTTTTAGAAGGATACGCTATCTGGAAAAAAGAAAATAATATAAAAAATTCTGGACTATTGCTTCATACTCATTTTGGTGAAGGTTGGAATATCATGAAGCTAGCAAAAGAATATAATATTGACCCCAAGGAAATATTTACTACATATATATGCAAAGCATGCGGTAATTATGAAGTTAAAAATTTTAATGGTCAAGACTTAGATTGTGAATTCTGTGGAAATAAAAAATCTCAAATTACTACTAATGTAGGCTTAGGAGTAACTGAAGAAAGTCTAAATGAGGTCTACAATTTAATGGATGTTTATTGTCATCCATTTACTAGCGGAGGTCAAGAAATTCCAATACAAGAAGCCAAGCTTACCGAACTGATAACTTTAGTTACAAATTACTCTTGTGGAGAAGAGATGTGCCAACAAGAGGCATATAGTCTTCCATTAGAATGGAATGAATACAGAGAGCATGGAACAGAGTTCATTAAAGCTTCTACATGTCCAAAATCTATAGCAATTAATCTATCAAAAGTCTATAGCATGTCTAAAGAAGAAAGATCAGACTACGGCAAAAAAGCAAGAGAATGGACAGTAAAAAACTATTCAGTAGAAACGATTGGTAAAATTATAGAAGACTTTATAGACTCTTCTCCTTTAATAGATAAAAACTACTCTTTCGAAGTAGAAGAAAAAGATGCATATTGTGCTATGCCAGATATTAAAGACGATTCTGAATGGGTTTTACATTTATATAAGAATATCTTAAAAGCAAACAATATGGACAAAGAAGATGAAGGCTATAAATACTGGATGAAAGAAATAGAAAAAGGAACTAAAAGAGTTGATATAGAAAACTATTTTCGTCAAGTTGCTCTTCAAGACAATAGCAAAAATCCAAAAATTGCTTTTGATGATTTGCTAGATAAAGATGATGATGGTAAAAGATTATTATATGTTATGCCAGAAAGTATAGGAGATGTATTCTTATCTACAAGCCTTTTTAAGTCTATTAAAGAACAGTATCCATCATATAATCTATATGTGGCAACGAAGCCAGAATACTTTGACATCTTGGAAGCAAATCCTCATATTCATAAAGTTATACAATACATTTCTCAAATGGATAGCTTGACTTGGTTAGAAGGCATCTCAACTCACAAAGGATACTTTGAGATAGCTTTCTTGCCATATTCTCAAACACAAAGATTTTTAACTTATCTTCATAATGGCAAAACTAATATAGCTTACAAGGATTACAAATATGCACTTAATTGAAACTTACGCTTTAAATTGTGGACTTAAAATAGATAAACCATCTATATATGAAAAATATTGCCCAATTCCATTTGATGATTATATATCATTTCAGCCATGCAGCAAATATGATTCTAAAAGCTATGATCTTTGGCAAGAAGTGATAAATCAACTTGTACCTATACTACAAGAGAAAAAAATTCATATAGTACAAATTGGTGGAAAAGATGAAAAACCTTTAGAAAACTGTTATCATTTGCAAGGTAAGACTACTATTAATCAAGCAGCTTATATTATAAAAAGAGGCATGCTACATTTTGGTGCAGATAGCTTTGGAGTACATGTAGCGAGTCATTATGATAAGCCTATAGTAGCTTTATATTCAAACAGTAGACCAGAAAATGCTGGACCATACTTTAGTTCAAAAAATAAAGTTAAAACACTGGAGGCAAGTAAAAAAGATAGAAAGCCAAGTTATTCGGCTAAAGAATCTCCCAAAACAATTAATGAAATAGATCCAATACAAATAGCCAATTATATATTAGAGTTTCTTGGCATGGAAAAAATCAATATAAAAACAAATTATATTGGAGAAGATTATAGCAGAAGATTAATAGAATCCGTTCCAAATAGCGTAATTGCAGATATCTCTAAGTTAGGAGTTAATTCATTGATTATGAGAATGGATTACGAGTTTAATGAAGGAGTTTTAGAAGAGCAACTCAAGAGAAATAATTGCTCAATAGTTACTTCAAAACCCATAAGATATGATATTTTAAATAAATATAAAGATAACATCGCGCAGATCATTTATGATTTAGATCAAAATCATAGCATAGAATTTGTAAAAGACTTGAAAAAATTAGGAAAAACATTCGCCTTGTCCACGTTTTTATCAGAAGATTTTGTTAAGAGTATTAAGCTAGATTATATGGATTATGCTCAAATTATAAGATCTGTGAAAACTGAGAAGAAAGATCTAGAAATATTAAAAGACAGAAATATTGATAGCTTACTTTATAAATCTAATAAAATAACAATAAGCAAAGGCAAAATTTATAACTCAAAAGCTGCCTATATTAACGACATACCTTTCGAAAATAAAGCTATTAAAGCCATAGATGATCCTATTTTTTGGGAAGAATCTAAATATTTCTATCTATTTGAGTTGACATAAACTTAAAACAGCGGTAATATACTTAAATGGAAGAATCAATTTCAATTAATAGTAGCTCATTGAAGAATGAGCAGATATTCACAGATAAAATTCAGACTTTGCCTAAAGTTACGCCACCAAAACTATTTATTCGTAATAAATTTGGATTACTTGAAAATGATAATATAACTTATCAATTCAATGAAGATGGATCTATTAATTGGAGAGGAATGGTTAAAACTCAGTATCTCGTCTCTAATAGGCAAAGAACTCAACAAACAGATGTTTCTAAATTAGAAGATAAAGATTTACTTATCCTTCTAGGTGGAATAAAAGAGCTAGCTCAAATTCGTGGCTTTACAAGTGTTGAGTATAAGGTAATAACTGCAGCAGACAATTATTTTGCTACATCTTGTAGGATTACTTGGATTCCTAATTACGAAACCGAAGATAGACCAGTCGTATTTGAAGCATTAGCAGATGCTTCATTGGTTAATACGAAAGACTTTGCTAGATATTTTTTAGCAGCTATAGCAGAAAATAGAGCCTTTGTAAGATGTGTTCGTAATTTCTTGAAGATTAATATTGTATCTCAAGAAGAGTTAGGAGATGCAAAATTAGGACTCGTAGCTAAAGAAGATTCTGAAAAAGAGAACCCTATGAATCCTGCTGCTTTATTAGAGAAAGTGATGCAAGAAAAAGGAGTATCTTTCGAAGTGCTTAAAAATAAGTTAATTAAAGAGAAGTTTGATGGTGCAGAAAGTTTTGCATCTATAAAAGATGTTCCTAAAAGCAAAGTATTTGAATTGATCGAAAGATTGAAAAAAGTTTAAGTAGTCTTAACATTTAGAGCTGTTCCAATCAGATACACAGCTCCGATTGGTAAACTAGTAGAAGAAGTTGGCAATTTAGTTACGTCAAGAACTATAGGAGATGTTCCAAATGCATTTCCAGTAATATATAGCCCGCCAGAGAAATTTAATACCATAGTATTTGCTTGATTGATATTTTTATTTCCAGTACTACTATCACTAATAACAACAGAACCAGGTTTTGTAAGGTTAATATTTCTTCCAAAAACATGACTATAAGATCCAGATATGCTATTGTTTTCTCCACCAAGGATAGTAGAAAAAGCTCCAGATATTTCGTTAGAAGAACCACCAACGATAGTAGACCCAGCTGTGTCATTTAATCCATCTAAATTAGATATATGATTTCCACTACCGCCAATGATATTAGAATATTGAGAATTTCCAGTTATAAGATTATTTAGGCCTCCTAATATTGTGCAAAATGCACTTTTTGGATATTGAGAACTTGTATCAGATAAATCAATAATCTTATTGGATCTTCCTCCAGGAATTAAATTAAAATCTCCAACGATTTGATTTAAAACTCCTCCAGCTATCGTAGAAACAAGACCTTTGATATAATTTCCTGTACCCCCAAGTATTATTGAACTTCCAACATCTGTAAATCCAAACGCACCAAGACGACTATAATTAAAAGTTGATAATACACTTCTAGCTATGTTAAGATCTCTAGTAAGATCAGAAGCGACATATTCGCATACAATCCCTGTCATTTCAGAAGGAGATAAGAATCCAGATAATTTAAAACAAAAACTATTATTTGTTTTCTCTTGGATTATATTAGGCCTATTAATAAAATTATTATTTGAACTATAAACTCTAGGAAAAACTTTTAATTCAGAATAATTAAAATTATTATTTAAATTAACACATATATTACCGCTAAAATTAGTATCTTTATCAATTAGGGTATTCTTCTTAAGATCAAAGACTTGATTACCAGTATTAGAGAAAGAAATATGATTTATATTAATTATTTCTCCTGTTTTCAAATTATCTGAAAGTTTAGCGGATAATCCTGTTTTTGATACGTTTCTTGCGTAAACTTTATAAATATTACTAGAATTAATATTCTCTGTTGTTATTAGAGTATTTGGGTAATAATTTAAATTATTCTTAAATGGAATAGATACATCTTTTGATAAAAATCCAGTCAAACTTTGAGATTCAACATTAATGATTGTATTATCAAAAGTAAATTGACCAGTTTTATATATGCTTACATTTAATATAATATTCTCTTTTAGAACATCTGCAGTCTCAAAATAAAATCCAGAATGCGTTTTTCCTGATATTAAAAATGCATAAACGTTATCGATACTATTTCCAGTCTGAACTATATTACAGAATGGTACATATCCACTATCATTTATATTAGATAATAAAGATATAAATCTTGGTCCACTACCAGAGCTTAATCCAGTTTGATAGACTTGTATATTTCCGCTATTAATGATTCCAGTATATCCTATTGACAAGCAGTCTACATATTCATCTTTTATATTAGAGCTTAAAGCTAATTTCAGATCTGAAGAGTTTCCAGACAAGTTGCTTATATAAATAGACTCATGATCAAAATTATTGACTGTGTTTAGAAAATTAATACCTTTTCTTTGTAATGGTATGTCGTATCTGTATCCTGTTCCTGATATTAAGTTCAAGAATGGTTGATTTTTATTGATCTCTAAAGATGTTAATAAATTAAATTCTGTTCCAATAAAAAATCCAGTAGGGCCTACAAAATAATTGACATTTAATCCAGTAGAAAGGGTATTTGGAAAATTCAAATAAAAACCACTTGAATTTAGTCCGCTTGAATTAATTAATTTATAATTTTCATTTCCTTCAATCATGTTAGTTAGCACAATTAAATCTTTTTCTCCAGAATAGTTAATATAGTTTGTTGTAAATGGCACAAAATATTTTTTTGAACCAGCTGGTAAGCCTGTTTTTCCTACTTTAAATTCACAAATATAATTTGGATCTTCTGCAACAAAAGAGCCAGAGTATAAATTTGGAGATAATAAACTTATCCAATTATTAACTCTAACATATTGATTACCACTAAACTGTGGCGAGAGATTCATTTGATAATCTCCGACAGTAATATTAGAAATTTTTTCAGTCCTGTATATATCTTCAATAGACTCTAAAGAGGTTAATATAGCTACATCTTTTGTAAATACTTCTGATAAATATTCTACAGTAGTATCTGAGCCACTGATATCAGATGTAAACATTTGGTTCGCTATAGCAGAAAGTCCTGATGATGTTGCGTCTACTATATTTCCATATCCACCTAAGACGCTGCAGAAAGACCCCAACACAAGATTCTCTGCGCCACCACCTATATTTGAATTATCTGTAAAAATTCTACTTACACAAGTGATTTTATTATTTTTTCCAGCTACAATACTGCTTCCACGAGCGCCAGTTACTGTATTATTTGTTCCGAATATAAATACGTTATCATTATTAGCTGTTATGGTATTATTTAAACCTAATGCTACAGAATAATCACTATTTACTACATTTTGAGCATCTGCAATATTTTTTGAAGTTGTAATAATTCCAGATAATGGGCCAACAATATCAAGTCCTTTTCCATCAAATTTAATATAATTAGATTGATTTCCGACTCTGAACTTTGGTCTTCCAGAATTATATCTATTATCATATCCAATATAAAATCCACTTCCATCGTCTACGTTAACATCATTAACAGTTTTAATAAATCCGCTTGGGATTCCTTCTTGTCCCATATTTAATGAATTAGTAATATTAGATTCTTCAGCTAATAAAACTTTAGTAGCTGTTGCTGAAAATTCATTTGTAAATGGTATCCAATTTGGATTTCCTGCTTGAGGTTCTGAATCTGTATTTGTATAAGCTGCATACCAATGATTAACTCCTTCTCTTGAGTACTTTACTACATCTCTTCTCAAATTACTCCCTACATATCCAATCCCATAACCCCAATTACCTCTATATGTTATTCCTGGACCACTTAACGATCTTCCAGAATATCCTACGGCTAAATTTAAAATCATTCCTTCGTTTGGTCTTTCTCCGTCTAAAGCTCTTATTTTCAAATAGAAAATTCCACCAAGCATAGGTTGACCGAAAATTTGATTAGCGCTATTTAAATATGTTTCTAATCCAGTTGGAAACTCTCCTTCTCCAACTCCAGAGATAGTTGTTGCAGAAAATTGAAATCTAGTGGCCCTAGAATTTGTTTGAATTTGATAAAAGAATGCATTTTCTAAAGGAGTACTTATATAACCAGGACTAGTGAATATATCTGAATTTGGCGGACGAAATCCACTGATAGCAGACACTCTAATATTTTTATTTTTTGTTATAATAAAATCTTCGTATCCTATGCCTGTATCATAATAATTGTTAAATAAGAACAGTTCACCAGATCCAGTAATATCTCCACCAAGTTTTGCTTCAAAAACTGAATATCCGTTTGTGTTATCTCCTCCAACTCCATTTACTCCTGTTATTTGTATTAAATTTTTACTTACAATTTCGAGTGGGAAACTCTTAATTTCTTTGTATCCTAATAGATTTTGAGTTCCAGAATATCCACTAAAGTAAGCTAAATTAGCATTAGAAGCATTTATACCAGATATAGTTAAATATCCTAAACTATTATATAGAGTGTTAGAAGGAGTTACATCAAAAATAGTAGGCAATACGTCAATTGATTTATTTGATGGAAGTATATAACTCTCTCCAAAAAGATTTCTTTTAATTTTAATTCTTGCTTGAGGATTTCTTACTTCTCTTGGGACTTTAAATCTGATACCAGTAGCAGAATTTGAAACTTTAATTCCACTGATTGAATAGGCATTTGGTTCGTCTATATGGCCAGTAACTCCTAAAAAGAAAACATCTGAGTTAGTTAGATTTCCATAATCTCCAGAAGTTCCACTAGAGCTATATATTTCTATTTCATCTAAATATTTCGCAGCTTGTATTCCAGACAAATATCTGATATCAACATTTGCCTCAGAAAGTCTAGGAGTAGATATTAAAAGATCATTTGAACTTGGAGATTTAATTAAATGACCAGAAGTAGGGAAATCTACAGAGAAAATCCTAAGAGATGTGGTAGTATAAGCATTTGGCAGAGTAAATGAAGCCAAAGTAGCTTTCGCATTGACTGTAATATCTTTATTTAATACGTTTGGTTGCCCAAGATTAATGTAATTTATTCTTTGAAGATATTTACCACTTATGTTTACTATTGTTCCAGTACCAGCTAATACATCATTGGGAGTAAAACCACTAGCAGTTAATTGAGGGTAAGAAACACTTAAGATATTTGTACTTTTATCTGAACCATAAAAACCAGAAATGGTAATACGATCAGAAGAGCTAAAATTTGGTATTGTAAAAAGTATGCCTGTATCTCCAAGTGGAGCATATGAATCTATGAGAATATCACCAATTTTAATAGATTGTGCAAATGATAAATTATCTCCAGTTAATAGTATTTCAGTCGATTCTATTAAACCAGTTTGTGGGGAAAAATCATATATATTAGGATATCCAGCAATATAAAAATCAGTAAATTTTGTTCCGCTAGTAATATCTTTAAATTTTATATTTTCTATTATACCACTTTGATTTTTTCTAATATTATATGGTACTTGAAACTCTAAGAACTCTAATAATCCTGTATTCTCATATTTTTCATAAAGAAAATTAATTAAAGCTCCTCTGCCATTTCCAGTCCTTGGAATAAATTCAATTCCAGTGCTCAAATTGGGAACAGTAAAAATACCAGAATTATTTATATTAAAGCTCCCAAGAGAACCATTTATTCCAGTAGTCGATACCGTAAAAATTGCGTAAGAATTTTTATTATAATTTTTTATTCCTTCTAAATAGAAAACATTTCCAGTTTGATATCCAGTTCCATAATTTTGCGTATCTGCTCCAGTAACTCTATATAATCCAGTTTCTTGAAAAGATGGACGAACTTTATTCCCTAAATTATCAACAAATGAAATATTCGCACCAGGATAAAAATTAGATCCAGATACTTTAATATATTGGCCTGGAAGGACATTTTTATTATCAAAACCGCTAATGGTGGGTTGAGCTAAGACTTTTAAATCAAAATAATTACTTGAAACGTTTGAGTCATTATAAACATATACTTTATATTTAGATGGATAAATACCAGACAATGTAAATCCTACTGTATCCTTAGATAATGTATTGTTAATTCCAGATATATTTTGGTCAAAAATTCCATTGAATATAAATTTTGAAGATGAATTATATATGTCTTGTCCAGAAATTTTAATAATATTTTTATTAAATTGCTCTCCAGAGATAAAAATTGTTTCCCCATTAATAGCTAAAGCCGTTGACGGAGCTTGAATAATTGGTTGCGAGGAATTTAATGTAAAAAATACGCTCATTCGAATAGTCCTCCATTTTCAGACATCATTTGTATTGCGTATCTGCCAGTTGGAATACTGCTTAAAGGTATAGATCCGCTTAATAATTCTTTGTTTATAATTCTAAAAGAAGTTTTAAAAGTGCTTTTATTTTCTGGATAGATATTATCAGCATATCTAAATCGTACAAAACAGCTATCATATTGAGCTGCGTCATCAATTAATATAGGTTTTTTAAAACTTTTACCTTGTATGCTTATATTCGTTCCGTTATATCCACCGCTAGGATTCACAGAAGTAGGAGTTGGAGTTTCTATAAAATTAGTTGTAAATTTTTTTGAAATATCGGCAGTATTAACTAATTCAATTTTACCATCTATATAGTGATCAGTTGAAGGCACCTCAAAAGATAAATTATTTTTATTATTAATTGCTATATTTTTCATTGGTAGACGTTCTTGAAAAGACTCCTGAGATCCAGAGAATAAATAAACTTTTTTATAATAAGAGTTATCTCCTTCATAAACAAATGTTGCTAAATTAGTATAATCATTTCTGATTGTAAAGTAATTTAAACGAAAAGTATTATTGATTGCTTTATTTGGGATATCAATTGAAAAATTATTTTTTTCTAAATTAAATACATTTGTAGAAATGTAAGAATTACCTATATTTATACCATCAATTTTTTCTTTACTTGTTAATAAAAACGGCGGATATAAATTATTTTGTCGATCTATCCCGCTTAATCGATCAAAATATATAATTTGAGAAGATGAATTTGCATCAATATCTATAAAATTTCTTTCAAAAACTCCAGAATCCAACATAAATCCACTAGATATAAATAACAAGATGTCTACATCCATTTCATTATCTAGGACAGTTGATATGTTCAGCTGAAAAGATCCTGTAGTTTTTTCGCTAATATAAATATGATTAAAATTATAAGTAGATAAATCTTCAGGATAATGTTTATGCATATTTAAAAAAACAGCATAATTTGTATGATTTATACCAGAAGCGATAGGAACCGCAATTCCAGAGAATCCAGTTGGTAATCTGATTGTGTAAGATTGGAAACCCGTGGTAATCATTTCAGAGAGAGAAAGTAAATGATTTTCATAATATCTTTTAGTTAAATCTCCTGGAATATTATAGCCGACTTGAAGTGATGATCCACTACTAAAATTAAAAGGACGAACAGAAGATATTTCAAAATTATTTACTTCACCAGTAGGGTTAATATTTTCTGCAAAATTCACGCTGTAAATTCCACTTTTAGTTGACATCGGTACGTCAAAATAGTTCTTTACTCCACTGAAATAATAACTTATATCATTTAATATTGGACTAGCATAAATATATCCAGTTTGTATAGAAGTCAAAACTTTTCCAGTAATGTTAATTATAGATCCTTCTGAACCATTTATAGGATTAAAATTTTCTAATTCAAATATTGGTAAAAAAGGTAAATTATTTTGGCCAGTGATTTCGAAAGTCTTAGAAGCAATTAATAATTTTCCAGTATCTGGGTTTGAAGGAACTAAAAAATCCATCTTTTGATTTCCATTGATTAATGAAAAATTTAAATTTTCTCCAGCAAAAGAAAGAGTATCAACATAATCTAAATCTTCTCCATTTATAGATATTACTTGACCTAAAACTCCAGTTGGACTAGAGGTAGAAGTTATCTTTGGATTTGGAGGAATATATTTAAAAAATCCAGTTGAAGTAATGAGTCCCATATATTTATGCTAATGTTAGCATCCTTATTTGTTGATTTGTTATATTTTTAACTCTAGGAACAACAGCCGTAATTATATTATTATTATTTATAGTGAATCCACCTGCTTCATATTCACCAAAAAAAACCTTAGACACATAATTAAAATTAGTTCCATTAATTGTAATTGAATCTTTATAACGACCAGAAGTTGGGGAAAAGGATGAGATAGTAGCTTCATCAAGTACGTTAAATTGTCTGATAGTCAATTCATTCACTAAGAATTCTTCATTTTTAGCCTGAAAAGCTTTTTTAGTTAAAAATCCAGTAACTCCATAACCTTGAGTCACAAGAGACGTTCCAAAAGGCGAAGTACCTAATACTACTCCTACTCTTGTACCAGATATTTGTAATAAAGGATTTAAATTGTCACAAGTTATATTTAAAGTAATTTCTTTTAAACCAAAAACTCCTCTTCTTTCAAAAGTATCACCAATATAAATTTCTGGTCTTATATCCGTAGAGTAATTATAACTTGCACTTAGATACGAACCTGTTAAATTTTGGTTATTAAAATTACTAATACTAATGTTATTAATATGAACTATATTATTTACATTTTCTCCATTATCATAAGTAGGCGCAAAAGTTCCAGTTGGGCTTCTAAAAAATAATATTTCTGTTGAACATACCACAGGGTTATGTGGACTAAATCGGGCATTATAGCTTTTTATATAACCAGTCTGTTGTATGCCTCCAAAATCAAAACTAATTCCTTCATCTAAGGTCAATAAATTTTTTATTGGATCTGCTCCAGTATAGTAGTAGCTAAAATTTAAAGACCCTTGTATGGTATTATCTGCTCTTATATCATCAGCATGTCTTTGACCAATTTCTAGATAAGGACTAATCTGCGCCTCATAAGACATCTGAGCTTCAGTAGCAACAATCAATTGATTGTTGACTTTTAATGTTACATTTTTTCCATTATAAAACATATTAATAATATTGAACTATTGTTTTAGTTGCTCGAACAATATCATCAAGATTAGATGCTAACGTAGAATTATTAATAAATGCATCTGGCATTTCTATGGTAAAACTATTCGAATCTAAAAGTCCAGACATCTGAATTTTTAATGGTATATTTTCACCAGTATAAACTAATTTTGTAAATAAATTTTCTGTAATATTTACAGTCTCTTGAGCTCTAATTGGTTTTACTTCTAATGGAGTTTGTTGTCCTAAAGCGTAAATTGGAGTTAGATTACAAGTGAAAGCATAAGATAAACTATATAAATCAGCAGTAATTTCACTTGCTGTACCCTTAGCAAAAATATTTCTTCCAGATATTACATTAGTTTTTGAGCTATGAGCAATGCTAGTTGCAGAAGCATTATTTGGATTAGCTAAATCCCTTGGAGTTTGAAATAAAGTATTTGTTATGATTGGCTCATATGTGATATAACTAGCTTGAGCAGTTATTACATTATTAGGTTCAATTTTTAAATTATAATTATTTAAATAACATTTTTGTCCAGTTACTCCAGCGAATGCTATAGTTACTCCATCATAACTTGTCGGAGAAGATATAAAATTTTTGATTTCTTTGACAGAATTAAAAGCTGGGTCGCCTGTTGGGTTTATCAAATAAGATATTTGGAAAGTGCTAGAACTAGGCCCAGTTGTTATTTGGTTTTTAAAAGGTTTTCTCTTTCCTAGAGTATATATTGGTCCTAAAGTGATATCTGAACTAAAACTAGCAGATACGGCTAATACGCCAGTATTATTTATTTTTATTTCGCATTGATCATAATATATTCTAGCCATATTCCTTATTCCTTTGCCTAGTTTAAATTACACTAACCAGTAATGTTTATTACACCAGCCATGCTACTATGATATTCGCAGTTATAGTACAAAGTACTTGGAGCGCCAACATCAACAACAAATGTTAATGCACCACTAGCAGTTCCGTTATTTGTGACTCCTGTATTGTAAGCGTTTGCTTGTCCTGTGGTCTGAGTTGTTTTGATCCAGAAAGGATGACCAGCGGCGCTAATATTAAACGTATATGTTGAGCCTCTTGTAAGATTTAGCGTTGGATTACTAGACCCATTAATTACATATGCACCACTATCACTATTAGTGACAGTAAATACTGTTGGAGCTGGTGTTGTAGTTGTGGTGGTTGTTGGAGCAGCTGTAGTAGTAGTCGTAGTGGTTGTTGGAGCAGCTGTAGTAGTAGTCGTAGTGGTTGTTGGAGCAGCTGTAGTAGTAGTCGTAGTGGTTGTTGGAGCAGCTGTAGTAGTTGTGGTGGTAGTTGTAGTAGTATTAATCGTAAAACTACTTACATTCGTTGTGTATGGTCCAGATTCAGATCTACTAATATGACTAGCATAACTTAATTGCATCAAACTACTACCATCTACGTCTGTATTGAAATCTTCTCTAACCAATAGAGCATCTTTAATGTTAAATGATTGAATTATATCGGAGGTGTTATTCTTATATAGATTTATGTTAAAATTATAAATATTTTGATTATTTGGATAGTCGAATAAGCGTTTGTTTTGATAATCATGCAAAGATATTGAAAAGCTTGTGGTAATAATAATTGGATATTGCAATTTAACATCCACAGGCTTTACAGAAGTTGCATCAAAAATAGGCAATCTATTGCATTTAATATTGACCTTTAAATTGTTAATTTTCTCATTTTCTAATTCATTAAAATCTATCTGTATGTCCCCTGGATTTACTATATTAAGCTTGCTTTCATCCATAGGGAAAGGCAATTTTGAAGATGCTATATTACCAAAATCACTGTAAAAGTTCCACTTTGTAGATAAAATTGGTATTGTGCCTATTCCACAAGAAAAATCATATTCGGCCATATATCCGCTATTCATACCGAATGTATTATCTTCATATTGGACTTTTACATTAGCTCCTAATTCGCCAGTATATTGAATAAATTGATCATTATTAATAAACAAAGAATCTAAATTTAGAGCCCCAACGAATATTCCAATTGGAACCCTATTTAAATGATTATTATTCGACCCCAAATATTTAATATTCTCTATTGGCAGATCATAACTAGCAGAAATTGATTGTGCTCCTGTTACAGGAACATCGTTAATATAGACTCTATTAAATTCTCTTGTAAATCTAGATAACATACCTTATACCTTTTGGAAGAATTACACCCCTTTAAGTGTAATTGTTAATATAAAAGGAGCAAGGTTTATGCAAGGAATATACGAAGAACTGTACACATTTCTAATCTCAGAGGACATCCCAGAAGCGAAGCTTTACAATTTTAAGGACTGGATAAATTGGTATATAGAGAACAATCTATACCACATTCAAAGATCTCAAGATGAATCTATTGAAAAAGTGCTTTTTATTAGAAGGTTAAATTCATATGATATAGCTGAATTTCCAGAGTATCTTCATCCAGAAATACCAAATGTAGATAAAATAATTAAACATAATCTACACAGGCCAGATGGAAATGTTTTTTACTGTGAACTACTTGTAGATAAGGTAGAAAAAATAGATGATTTAAAAATAGAGAATATGAAATTTGCATTTGAATGGGCTGCTAATCATTTTAATATTAATGTTGATAATATTAGTCCAGCAGACTCATTGCTTTACTATAAAAAAGGTCAAAAAGTTCAGATGCCTTTAAAGGACATAAAAGATTTAATTCAGAAAATTCTGAATTATAGCTGAGATAAAATTTATGGGAATGGGTGGAGCACAAAAAAGTTTTGGAGCAGAGGACACAGGATCAGTAAATGACTCTATGATTCTTTGGGCCAATAGATCTCTAAATTATGTTTTCTTAAAAAATGATATAATAAGATATAAAAATGTAGTTTGGTATTGTTTAAAAGACCATGTTAAAACGGAGACAACTGAGCCAGGAACAGATACAGGAAATCAATATTGGGGAGGGATAGTAAAGATAAATGAGAAAACAACACTATTTAAATTTATTTGGACTCCGTCTTACACATCCTCATTCCAACATAAACCATCAGTCTCAACAATTAGATTTGGCAATGGATATGAACAAAGAATAGGTAAGAGTATAAATCCAGACTTAAAAACTTTGCAATTAAATTTTGATCAAAGAACATCTAGAGAAGCTAGAGCAATTATTTATTTTTTACAGCAAAGAGCATCAATTCAAGCTTTCGCTTATAATCCAGGAGATATTTATTCAGAGCAGTCTTATAGAACAAAATATGTTTGTAGAGAATGGGAAACTAATTTCACATTTAAAGAAAATTATTCTATTCGCGCTAAGTTTGAAGAAGTATCTGCATAAAAATGGAGAAAAAATAATATGGGAATGGGTCCAAATCTGAATGCTACTATTCAAGCAAGCGAATATTTTTTACAAGCGCTTGAAGCTCAAAGATCTATAAATTCTCATATTCATGAAATAGAACCGAGTACTCCAGTTTTTCTTTACGAAATTGATCTGAATGAAATCAAACCTGCAATGGTATCTTATCCAAATAGAAATGGGCCAGTCAAAGATGGAGTGATTAGAGTACATAATGATTTTAATCTTTTTAATATAAATAGAGGAATTATCTCTTGGAGAGGGAATCTTTATTTTCCATTTCCAATTTATGGAGAACAATTTGATATAACTTCAAACGGAACAATACCAACTCCAAGAATTAAATTTTCCAGTCAATTCTTAGATGATGAATTTAATTCTTTTTATAAGTATATAAGGATGCAGATTAATGAATTAAAAGATATTGTTGGATCTAAAGTAACAAGAAGAAAGACCTTTGTAAGATATTTAAGTCCAAATAATTTTCCAGCAGGAGTCAATCCTTTCAATACTTTTACGGATACTCCTTGGGCCTCAAGAGATGGAGATACATTAACTGTTAGATCTTTGGAAAGGTGTCCGATTGATTTTGCTAAATGGTTAGTTTATACAAGAAAAACTACTGCAACTACTAATAAAATCTTTACGCTTTTACGCACAGATGATAGACTGAAAACTTTGAATATTGATCTTCAAAAAATTAATTATAATTTAAATTCTTTAGATTTTTTTAATCTACTAGTTAATGAACAAGTTAACTATTCATCTGATATTACAGACAGTTTTTCTTCAGATAATTTTATTATTCCATCAAGTGCAGGCTATACGCGATTAATACAAGATGATGCAAAAGAGTTCAAAAAAATAGGAACAAATGATAAAATTAAAGTTCTTTGCTATTATAGCTCTAAAGTTTTTAGTGATACCACAAGCTCTACTGTTAATTATCCTGTGACTTTTTCTGAATCAAGCTCTGAATTAGCTACTTTTTTGTCTTTTAAATCCATAGATGAAGCTAAAGGGCAAAGTTTTAATTATTCAATTTCTTCTCAGGCAACTTCAAGTTTTACTACTTCATTTTCAAAATCTTTAAATGGCAGTTTTGATATTAATTACTTAACTATACCTACTGGAATTTATACTGGTACAAATTCAACTACAAATGAAAATGCTAAATTAGTAGCATTAAGATTAAATTATAATTTTGGTTCAGCTACTTCTGGAGAATTAAATATTTCATTTTCAACGCAATTTTCAAATATGCCAAAGTTATTATTTAATAGCTGGGGCTCTGCAGGATTTGCATACAATCAATATTTAAAGAATATTAGCTCAACAGGATGTACATTTGTAGCTTCTCATACAGGAGACAATGTTCAATTAGGAACTCAAAATGTTAATTTAATTGCTACGGATTATATAACAGACGACTTGAATAGTCCTGAGGATGCCCAGATGTATAATTCATATCATAATATGGCTAGGCTTTACTTAGAGCAAGTTGATAAGAATAAAATTGATATTTATGAAGTAGAACTAACTCCAGACATTTATTACATAGACCGAAAAACACAAGAAGATTCTCAAAATGTAGTTTACGAATTAGCATCTCTTTTAGATGTCGAAGGTATAAAATTACCTGGAAGGCTGTTGCTATCTAAAAATTGTCCATTCTCTTATCGAGGGGCTGGATGTTTATATGAAAAATCTGATAGATTAACTGCAGTTCATTCAGGAGTATATGGCCAAATTGATCAAATAGTTAACTCTTCTAGCTACGAGGGAGTATCTAAAATAGATATATCGTCCTCACAAAAATGCGTAGGACTCGAATCTGCACCACCAGTAGCAGATGAATCAAATAATACTTTCTCTTCTATAAGGACCGATGGCATATGGGTAGATAGAGGTTTTTGGAAGCAAGGGATAGCTTACAATTTTGGAAATTATATATATATAGAAAAAAATCAAATTAAATTTTATTTTGTTTGCAGTGCTCCTCATACTTCAGATTCTATAAATTCTCCGCCAAATACATCATACTGGACCGCAGATTCATGTTCTAAAAGTTTAGAAGGATGTAGATTAAGATGGAAAGAAAATATAAATTTTAACAGGGTTAAACTATCTTTAAATGATAAGTACGGATTAAATGGTTCATCGCTCGATCCTTTAGTTAAAATGGAAATTCAAGCACCAAAAGATGGGAATGGAAATCAGTTAATCGGAATCCTCCCATTTGGAGGATTTCCTTCTGTTGAAGGAAAATTCCAATCTCAGCAAAGTCCTGGAGCAGCATAATATGGAATTTAATATTCAAATTAAAAATCATATTAAAAATTTAGCTTTAAAAAAATCTGAACAAGAAATTTGTGGTTTTATTTATTTAGATAAAAAAACATATAAATTTGAGATATATTCTTGTCGAAATAGATCAGACGATAAAAAAAATAATTTTATGATATCCCCACAAGACTATTTAAATTGCTCTATTTTAGGTAAAATTATAGCATGCTATCATTCTCATATTAATGAAAGCGTAGAGTTTAGTGAAATGGATAAACATAATAGTAATCTTTATAAGATCCATTATATATTATATAATATTAAATATGATTTTTTTAATTTTCATAAGCCAAATGAAGAAAATAATCCTTATATTGGAAGACCTTTTGTTCTTGGTCAATCTGACTGCTTTACATTGATGAAAGAGTATGCCTTAAAAGAAGAGAATATCCATATAAATTTTCCTAAAGATTTAGTTTATCCTAAATATTTAGAAGATATTAAGGACTTGTACGAGAACAACTTCAAACACCAAGGTTTTTTAAAATTAGATAAAAATGTAAAATTGAAAAAATCTGATGGCTTAATGATGACTTTTCCTGGAGTCTCTAATGATTTTCCTACTCATGCGGCAGTATATATAGGTGATGGATTAATTTTACATCAACCTTTCAATTCCTTTTCTTGTGTAAATATATATGATAGTTTTCTTAAAAAACATACTAGCTATGTTTTAAGGTACAAGGAGTTAAGCAATGGTAAAAGTTAAATTACATGGTAATTTGGGCCAAGAGATTGGCGAAGAATGGAACTTGAACGTCACAAGCGTTGCAGAAGCTTTTAGGGCTATAGAAGCAAATACCAAAAAATTAACTAGGTTTCTTATAAATCAAGCTGAAAAAAACGCTAAATATGAAATATTAATAAATAATAGACCATTATGGGTCCCTAAAGCAGAAGAAATGCCAACAGACAACAGCCAAGTTAAAAAAGAACATTTTGAAATGTTGTCTCAATCTGAAATGTTCATGAATTTCGAAAACCAGTTAAAAACTATTGATATTATACCAGTTCTGGAAGGCGCAGGAGGCGGAGGAGGCGGAGGTGGCGGTGGAGGATGTTTCCCAGCTGGGACAAAAATATCTACTCCTAGCGGAATTAAGAACATAGAAGATTTAAAAGAAGGAGATGAAATATTCTCTTTTGATAAAAACAAGCAAATACAAATTGATATAATTGAAAAAGTTTTTGAACATGAAAATAATAAAATTTTAAAAATTACATTATGGGATGGCTCAATCATTAGAGCCACAGGTAATCATTGGTTTTTTAATGAATATAATAGATTTACTCCTTTAGAAAATTTTAAAGTTGGAGATGTTTTAATACATGAAAGTGGCGATGTAATGCCAATCGAAAAGATAGAAGAAGATGGTAGCGAAAAAGTATATAATTTCCATGTGTTAACAAATCATACTTACATTGCTAATGAGATCCTCGTTCACAATGGAGGAGGAGGAAAAGGAGGTGGTGGTGGTAAAGCTGCACAAGGTGGTATGGCAGGAGCTAAAATGGTGCTTATGATATTTATGTCAGTTATGTTAGCTCCAGTATCTGGAGGAGGATCTCTTGGTTTATTAGCTGCTATATTACCAGCAATATTAGGATTAGTAGCGCTCGGAGTTTCTATGCTTTTAATGAAACCGCCACCAATGGTAAGTCCTCAAACAATTGCAAATCCTTCTGCAGATTTTGAAGCATCTCCTGGTGCTGGTGGGGGAGAGCCTTCTTACACATTTAATGGTCCTGTAAATACAGTAGGAGAAGGAGGACCAATTCCAATTGGATACGGAAGATTAATTATTGGTAGTCAACAAGTCTTTAGCTCTTATGACCAAATATATCGAGTGCAGTCTAGAACAAATAAATATGAAAGCGATGGTAAGGCTCCGATAGGTGTAGGAGCAGGGGAAAAGAATTATCCGACAAAAAGTTTTTATTTTTCACATCTTGGATATCCAATCGATATTCAAGATATTGGAGGAATTTCTATGTCTCAGAATTCATTATCATTTTAATTTTATGGCTAAAAAATGTAAAGATTGCGATCCTAATAAATATATCGAAGGCTTAGCTTGGCGAGGGAAAAATGGTATATCTTTTGATGGACAAACTATCTATAATGATGTAGGAAGCCCCACTACAGATATTGTTTTAGCAAATGTCAATGATATTGTTGATGCTTACAATCCGATCTTTAGTAGCGGCGGAAACTCTTTAACTTCTTTACCACCTTCTCAAAATAATTCAGTATTAATAGAAGGCATAGATAAATCAAAAGGTTTTTGGTTTGTTTGGAGTTTTATTAATGGATTAGTAATGTATGGTACTCCTGGAGTCGCATTAAATTCAGCAACGATAAATAGCTCTTATATTACAACTACAAAAATAGGAAGTGCTTTTAATTTTAATGTAACATTAGATCAAGTTACATCATATTTAACTTATACAAATTTTGGTAAACTTGGAGACTCAAGCTCTACCGATCCATTCACTTTTAGCGCAATTAATAGCGCCACCATACCTTTCAAGAAAAATCAAATTAATTATGTTGGATATTTTACAGGAATTATAACATCTGTTTTATATGGAAATAAATATGTTAAAGTAGGAAAAACTACTCAATTAGAGGAGCTTAAAGCTAGCAAAAGCTTAACAATAAAAAGTACAGATGCAAATGGTAATGACCCTATATATGTGACTAGTGCTCCTACAATACATGCATTTAAAGGAGTGGGCTTCTCTTATACATTGACTACTAATTTACCAGCTTCTGGATTTAGCGTAGACCTTGATGCAAGTTCGCAAAATATAATAGCAAATTTAGGATTAACATGGAATAGCATTACTAAAATAATCAGTGGCACTGTATCCAATAATTTAAGTTCAGAAATGCAAATTAGTAATTTAAATTTCACTATATTTGGACCAAATCAAGACGCAGGAAATAGAAAAAGTTTTAATTTAATAGTGCTATATGGAGCAGTCAATACTGCAATAACTATACCAACAATTAGTGCTAAAACTTTTAGTGGAAAGGTTGATACCTCTATAGGAAATCAAATTTTAGCAGGACTAAATAATAAACATACTGTAATTGGAATATCTAATCTTCCAGAAGGATTGACTTTTAATAGCTCTAGCAAAACTATAACAGGCTCTCCAATACACGCAGGAACATTTTATGCTTACGCTAGCTGCTCTAATGCCAGGGGTTCAAGTTCAAAAGTGACTTTAACATTTAATTTTTCTGCATATGAATTTTCAAACAAAAATTCTAACACAGTTTATCCAAGTACTCTCAATCTTCCTTCTTGGAGTTATGATACTATAAAAAATAATAAAATAAATTTAACTCTAGGGACTATTGGGGATGAAATGATAAAATTTAAAAAAATAAATAAAAGTGAATTTGAAACAATAAGAAAAAATGGTGAACCAGAAAGCATCTCATATATAGGAAAAAATGTTCCCAGTACCTCTTTTAGTCCAGGGCAAGGAGTAGATGCAGAAAGTTGTTTTTGGATAAATTTAACTGATCCAGACAAAAAAAAGAATGAGTTTGGCATAAAAATAACAGGTAATTATAGCATTGAATATTCTTCAATTGGAGGTCAAGATCTATTAGGTAATCTTTGCTATAGTCCAGGTACTGGCAGTTCTGGTCCAGCATCTACACCTTTTAGCGAGACTCTTAGCGTTACTACTACGAATACAGCTAAAAGTGGTTTGAGCGGTAATCCAGCAGAAAATATTCCAACGGTAACTATTAGTCCAACTCAAGTAGAGCATCAAGTAGTTTTTGATATCGGATCTGGCAATTTAGAAAAGACATCAGGTATTGCAACTCAAAGATTATCTAAAAGTGGTTTATTAAAATATCCTAATGGAATTCCATCTCAAAATGGAAAAACTTATCCATTTTATGTTAACTTTGCAGATACTTGTGCTTTCAATAGTAGTTATCAAAGATTTTATATGTATTTTGGAACATATAATGTTGCTCGAGTAGGAGATGTGTATTCTTGTTTTTTCACGCAGTGGATAGATATGCCCCGCACCGAGCGATCCCAGTATCAGGGAGCATACCATAAGGAGTTCGGCTGGGGTAATTGGAAGTTTGGCAAATTTACCTCGTATTATGCAAACTGGGCTCTAACATCTACTGTTGTTCCAAAAAATTGTGGTACTCTAGTCTCTAGAGCAGGAGCAGATATAAAAATTGATAGTTATGGTTATAGATATGGTAATAAGCTTAAAGATAGTAAAGATATTGGTATTACTTCTTTAACTAATATATCTGTGTTAGACATTCTTGGAGAAGGCCCTATAGAGGGAATAGTAGATTATGAAATCATTCCAAATCCAGGATATGCAAAAGGAGATACAGGCTATAAAAATGGAGTTAAATTAGTTAAATATGCAGGAAAGAATCCTCAAGTTAGATCTATTTATTGGAATGAAATACCTTTAGCAGATAACTCCTATCCGCTTAATGGAAGTTTTAATTTTGAATTTGTTAGAATGAGCTACGATTATGCAGATTCTGCTCCAAGGCATGCAAATTTAACAGAACTAGGAAATATAAAATTAGAAGAACCTTTTTATTCTCGTAAAATAAATAATGGCCAACAAATAGATAAATTAGTTTTAAAACAAGACGGACCTGAAACAATTTTATCTTCTGGAGTTAAATTACCAAAAAGATTAACTAGTACAAAAGTTGTTGGAACAAAGCTTTTTGGAAAAAGAGTTTTTGAAGATGGAACATCTAAAACCTATAAAAAGTCTATTGTTATTTTAACAAAAAATTTATATGGATTAAGACTTAGTATAAAGATTTTAAGTTTATTTAAAAGTATAGTTGATTTAACTATATGGGATACAGCTGATCAAGCTGCAGCAAATTCTGTATCAGGTCGAACAGATCGTTTAGATATGCAATTAAATCTTTATTTAAAAAGGATAGATTATACTCCTAATAAAGGCAAAGAAGTAACACTAATCCCAAATCCAAATTATACAGGATCTTCTGGCGGTACATTTACTATAAGTGAAGAAACATATTATAATACTGTATATAGTATAGAAAATGATGTATTAGCTTTATTTTGGCCACCAAATTCTCCAGGCGGAGGAGCTGGATCTGGGCCAGATGGTTATCAAAGACAACCAGCTAATTATACAGAATTTATTAATGGAAGGACAATTTATTCCCATAGGCATGATGGTAAACTTTATACATCTTATGCAAGAGATGTAAATAGATTACAAACAGATTTTAGATCAGCTTTGCAAGATTATATAGATAAAAAACAAAGATTATTATCTGGAGAAGCTAGAGACTACGCTACATTAGTGATAGCTGGAAAATTAAATCAAGGACAATTTATTGAAACCTTTGAATGGAGTGGTTTGAATAGGTATATAAATTCTAATACAATTGGATGGGAAATAGAAGTTGAACCAGTCTATATAGAAAGCGTTGATATTAATATTGTTGTAAAAAGTAGTATTGATTCAATCACTGAAATATATGACGATTATTTGAGTTTGCCTAATACTGCTGGAATAATAACTACATTTGATTCTAGATTTTTTACAAGTATTCCTCAAAGGTCATATGATGCAAGATTATTGAAAGTTAAAATTCCTTCTAATTATGATCCTTATTCTAAAACTTATGATGGAAGTTGGGACGGTAATTTTAATCTAGGCTGGACAGATAATCCTGCTTGGTGCTTTTATGATTTAGTTACGAATGACCGATATGGATTAGGAAGATATATTGATCCAAATCTAACAGATAAATGGACCTTATATGAGATATCTCAATATTGTGATGAGTTAGTGAGCGACTCAAAAGGTGGATTAGAACCAAGGTTCACAGCTAATGTATTAATTAGCACAAGAGAAGATGCTTACAAAGTCCTTAATGATATGGCTAGCATTTTCAGAGCAATAGTTTTTTATAGCGCAGGACTAATATTCACATCTCAAGATAGACCAAAAGAACCTTTATATATCTTTAATAATAGTAATGTTAAAGAAGGAGAATTTACTTATAGTAATACAAGTAAAAGAGTCAGAAGAAATGTGGCTCTTGTAAGATATAATGACAAAGAAAATTTTTATAAACCAGCGGTTAAATATGTAGAGAGCAGAGAGGGTTTAATTAGATTTGGTATAAAAGAAATTGAAGTTAGTGCTTTTGGTTGCACAAGCGAAGGTCAAGCTGCTAGGCTAGGTAAATGGACGTTATTATCAGAGAATTTAGAATCAGAACTAGTTAGTTTTGAAACAAGTTTACCTGCTATGTATTTAAAACCAGGAGATATTGTATATATTCAAGATCAAAATAGACAAAATAAAATATTAGGTGGACGAACTTATGAATTAGAGACTAATTATGCTATTCTAGATATAAAATATGAAGATATTTCTGGATTTTTACCTGCTATTAATGGTTGCAATTTTAATGTTCTAACACCTGCAGGAAATATTGAAATTGGAACAGAAACTGGAAATTTAATTTTCAAAACTCTTTCTGAGGCTCCTCAAAATACGTCTATGCCAAGTGGATATTCGTCTGTTCTAAGGAGAAAACAAGTTCAAACAATAAAATATGCAACAGATTATACAGTGCTGAATCCAACTGATACTAGCGTATTTGGTTTGTATGCAACTATGCAAAATACTGGAAGTTTTCAAGGATATACAAGAATAGATTTTGCAGGGCAACGATTAGATAATATACAGCATACTTTAATTCAAAACACAGTTTGGACAATAGAAATTAATCCAGACAATTATGATTATAATAAAAGTCCGAGTGTTTTTGGTCTTAGCGATCCAACTAATAAGTATCCAGGCGCAGCTTTAGAGCCTTATATTGATAAAACTCAAAAATTTAGAATTCTAGATATAGAAGAATTAGAAGAACATAGACATAAAATTACAGCTTTACAATATGATGAAAGCAAATACGATTTAGGAGATAATATCTAATGGCATTCGTAGTAACAAATAGCGGTTCAGGAGCTTACGTTATAGACGGAGTTAGTAATCCTACATTAACGTTAACTCGAGGACAAATATATACATTTACTATTAATGCTAGTGGTCATCCTTTCTGGATTAAAACAACTCAGACTACAGGACAAGCAAACTCTTACAGCACAGGAGTCACAAATAATGGAACAGATAATGGTACATTAACATTTGTTGTCGGCGCTGGCGCTCCAAGTACTCTGTATTATAACTGTGAATATCATGGTAGCATGGCTGGGACGATCAATATAATTGATCCATTCTTAAATGTAACTGGGTGGGGATTAAATACTAATGGTCAAGCTCTAAGTGGCAATTTTTTAACTGGAGTTATCGATATAAGCGCTGGACTCTATCATAACTTAGCTCTGCTTAACAATGGAAATGTAACTGGGTGGGGATTCAATACTAATGGTCAAGCTCTAAGTGGCAATTTTTTAACTGGAGTTATCGATATAAGCGCTGGAGGCTATCATAGCTTAGCTCTGCTTAACAATGGAAATGTAACTGGGTGGGGATTCAATACTAATGGTCAAGCTCTAAGTGGCAATTTTTTAACTGGAGTTATCAATATAAGCGCTGGACTCTATCATAGCTTAGCTCTGCTTAACAATGGAAAGGTAACTGGGTGGGGAGAAAATTCTTATGGTCAACTAGGTGGCAATTTTTTAACTGGAGTTATCGATATAAGCGCTGGACTCTATCATAACTTAGCTCTGCTTAACAATGGAAAGGTAACTGGTTGGGGAGAAAATTCTTATGGTCAACTAGATGGCAATTTTTTAACTGGAGTTATCGATATAAGCGCTGGAGGCTATCATAGCTTAGCTCTGCTTAACAATGGAAATGTAACTGGGTGGGGATTAAATACTAATGGTCAAGCTCTAAGTGGCAATTTTTTAACTGGAGTTATCGATATAAGTGCTGGACTCTATCATAGCTTAGCTCTGCTTAACAATGGAAAGGTAACTGGTTGGGGAGAAAATTCTTATGGTCAACTAGGTGGCAATTTTTTAACTGGAGCTATCGATATAAGTGCTGGAGGCTATCATAGCTTGGCGCTGTTTAGTCCTCCAACTACCACAACTACTACCACAACTACTCCAGCTCCAACTACCACAACTACTACCACAACTACTCCAGCTCCAACTACCACAACTACTACCACCACAACTACTACCACCACAACGACTCCAGCTCCAACTACCACAACTACTACCACCACAACTACTACCACCACAACTCCAACTCCATCGCTATCAGTCGAAGTAAGTATTGTTAATATTACTAAAAATACTAAAGGATTTAAAGTCTTAATAAATCCAAAAGATAATACAGAAAATATAGAATACTATAACATCTATCTTAGCGATTATACATATAATATTGAGCCAGATAGCAATAGTAATAACTTCTTAATTAAACAATTACCTTTTTCTGAACTAAGTCAATCTTTTTACCATATCCCAAATGGAACAGGTTTATATTATTTGACAGTATTTTATAAAAATAGTTTTGGCTTAGAATCATCTGGAGTATTATTTACTGGAGTCATACCTTCTCAAAGACCAATTAAAGAAGTTAGTCTTGTAAATTGTAATTACTATACTAGTGGCCAAATGCAACTTACGACTTATTCTAATAGTGCGATTATAAAAGAGCCTTACGCTTTATTAGGATATCAATTAAATTATTCTTCTAAAACAGAAGAAGACTATGTCTATAATCAAGGTTTTAATTATAAAGATTTTAGCAATTCGTTTCGAGATAAACTAATAAGAATTAATAGTAGAGTTATTCCAGCAATTGAGAATAATAGTGGAATTCTTTTTGACCAAACCCTTCTTAGAAATACCTCTAATGATATTCTTAATACTTCTTCTGTAGGCACTTCTATAAATAAAAATTTATTTAGTAATGATCGATTATATATACAAGATATTAATATTTATTCATCTACAGCTTATCCTGCTGCTTCTTCTGCAAATAATAGATACTTTATTTTTGATTATGTCACAAATTATCAAGGCTTTTCTATTAAAAATGAAAAATATCAAGCAGGAGAATTTGACGACAATGTTATATTATTTAATCCAAAAGTAGATACTGAACAATCATTTTCAGAAAAACTGTTAAGTTTGACTGGTGTATCTGGCACAAGACCCACAAGTTATGTTAATGTTTATGATCCAGGACATTACAGTTCTTATTATATAGTAAGCGAGGCTATTGATGAAGATGGGTTTTCATCAGCTGGCGGAAATATTAATAATCCTTCAGATCAAGAAAGATATACAAATCAAGATGGATTCAAAATTACGAAAATTGATCATAATTTTATCCCTAAAAGTCAAATCACTAGCATGTTTAAAAACTATAAAAGGGGCGAAGACAATAAAATTACATTTGACATCAAAGGAGATCTTCCATTTACTATAGGATTAGACTCTATAATTATTATTCCTCAAAAATATCAAGAGAATATCAACAACGAACAGAGTAAAAATTATCAAGATGATTATATCTTTTTAAGAAAATTAGACGAAATAGATAGTAATTCTGAAAAGAACTATTCTGTAGAATTAATAGACGCTCAAAACGAAATAAAATATAGAATTACAACATACTTGAATCCAGATAGTCAACTTCTTAAAGATAATATATTTTCTGTAAAATTGTATTATTTGAACGCATTACAAGCTTACTCTTTAAGCCTTCATTTAGATGCAATAGATTATAGTATAGATGGACTATTGAATTATATTCAAAATACAGAGATTATAGATAAGTATATTGTTCTTAATAAATTTATAAAAGAAAATAAAAATTATACATCAACAATAGCAGCCAGTTATCAAGGATTAGTTTATTTCTTTACTCCAGAGAGTTTCCCTTATATTTCTTGGCCAAATCAAAGTTATAGAAACACTTACTTAAATAAAGGCGGAGCAAGTATGCTAGATTTTGAATATGATGGCGTAGCATCTGGACCACAATTCTTTGATTATTTTCCTTTAGCAAATGCTCAAATAAATAACACTTTTCCAAATGATATTAAATACAAAAGCACATACAGATGCTTAGACTCTTATAAATATGCTAGTGATAAGACCTTTAATTTTCCTACTCCAGAAAATATTCCCTCTTCTGGAATAAATGGTAGTCTAACCTACTTAGGAGCTTATGATCCAGGCAATATTGGAGATGTAGACTCACCAAATACTGCAGACTTTAAAAGTATAAATTATGATTTAAATTATTTTAAAGCTAAAAACATTTTATCTGTTAAATTTATTAGTGCAGGAATACAAAAAGAAGATGCATATGCAATTATAGAGTTTATATTAGATATTCCAGATGCAGAAGACTTTATAATTCAAGGAATATCTGGAACAGATACAGTGTTAGAAAAAGGTATCAAAGAAATTGATGGAGTCAATTATCATTACTTTATTGCTAAATTCGTGTCATCTTGCGGAGTAGATAATGACCCTATTTTAAATGGAATCAATATAGATCAAAAATCTATAGTAGATTCTAAGAAAATGATATCATTTTTGGTATATCCGACTCAATTTAAGATAATAGAAGACAAAGATGATAAGCCATTTTTTGGAGATTTTTATGTTCTAGCTACGAACACGTCTATTAATCAATTTAGCATTCTAAAGGAATGCATTTATATAAAATTAACTAATGATACAGATTGCGTTAGAGGATGCTGTGTTGAAACTGAAGATCCGACTAGATCAAGAGCTCCATATAAACAATTCTATATATTATCAAATTTTGTAGCAAATCAAATTGAAAATAATTATCCTGTTGGTAGACTATATGAAACAACAAGTAATGTTCTTGGTTCACTTGCTTGGAGATATAAAGGCTTAGATTATAGCGAGTCAATGCATCAAATAAAATATCAAAAACCAACTATATCTGATAATACTTTAAATTTTGGAATCATATTCTATCCAGAGCATAACGTAGCTTTAAATAAAGTCTTTATATATATGAAGAAACCAGATGATATCAACAATATATCATGGAGTAGTTCAGATTTAATTGATAGTTATGTATTTGATGAAATTGTTAAAGGTTATTCGATCTATTTAGATGTTCCAAATTTTTCGTTTTCCAAACGAGGAGCACAATTATTTAATAAAATTAAAAAAGATTATGAATCTTGGATTAATAATGGTAACACTTTTGCAGTGAAGGTTCTTCTAATTGATAAAAGCGGAGACGTATTATCTCAAGTATTCTCTTTTTCAAACGAAGAGCCAACCACCACTACGACCACCACAACTACTACAGCTGCTCCAACGACGACCACAACTACTACAGCTGCTCCAACGACGACCACCACAACTACTACAGCTGCTCCAACGACCACTACAACTACTACCACAACAAGTGCCTCAACTACGACACCATTATATTAGCGTCTGGTGATCATTTCTGGATCAAAACAATCAACAGCTTAGGAACAGCAAACGCTTACAGTACAGGAGTCACAAATAAAGGAACTGCTAGTGGTGCATTAACATTTGTTGTTGATGTTGGCGCTCCAAGTACTTTGTACTATAACTGCGAATATCATAGTAGCATGGCTGGTGTGATAAACATTATTGGTTAAAATAAAACTTTAGCGACCCATATCTCGACCCTTTGATCCTCCGTATAATACTCCTCCTGGTCGTTGTTCTTCTACTATAGTTTTTAGTACTTGCTGTCTTAATAGTTCGGCTAATATTCTTGATTTCTCCATAGTCTTTTTGAACTTTTCTTGATCTGTTTCTTCTTTGGATCCTCCGCCGCTTTGATCTTCTTCTTTTTTAGAATCAGTTGTTTTGCCATTTTGATCAACATTAACATTTATACTAATATTATTTGTTACCCCAGAAGAAGATGAGTCAGAAGATTCTGATTCTCCATTTGTTTTCATTTTAGAATCTTTATTCTGCTCTTCGATTCCTTTATTTAATTGTTCTAATGATTTAACTAACTTTGTGATAGAATCTACAAATTGACTTCTGGAATTATCTTGTTGATTGCTTCCCCCACCCACAACTGAAGGCAAACCTGTTCCAACTGGTCCACCTTCTGCAAACCCTTGAGGTTTTCCTCGATTTAGACTATTGAAAAATGGTTCGCCCATTCGGTCTACTACATCTTTTCTTATCACATATTCTCCACCCATAAGCATAGCTGGCACATCATCTTTAGTGGAAGTTCCACCATAGATCATTCCTCCAGTTGCTCTGCTTGCCCAACTTGGAGTAATGCCTAATCTGCTTCCTGTTGAGAAATAATTACTAAATGCATTTCCTGTAGAAGTAAATCCAGATTGATATCCTGAGCCACCAAATCCACCAAAATTTTGACTACCAAATGCAAATGGACTATATGTATTAGGTGTCATTGGAGATTTAAATGAGTTTAAAGAAGACATTGTTGAATATGGATCTGCGCCAATATATTTTAGATAATTATTGAAACCTTTTTCTCCAGATGAAGAGTATCGATTATTTTGATTATTGCCGTAAAACGAAGAGAATTTAGAGCTTAATCTACCATAATCACCTTTATTTTTCATATCATAAAGACTACCAACACTTTGATAAAGGCTTTGTTTATTTCCAGAAGCTGTGTCTGCTAAGTTTTGGAAGAATGGTAATATTTGATTTGCTGATTGTTGATTTATTCCTAAGAAATCTTGTTGAGTGATCGCTTGCTGTACTGCTTGTGCAGTCATTCTTTTACCTGAAAACTCAGCAACTGGATTGTTTCTGTAAAAGTCTTTGGCTGGAGATCCTAAAGATCCCTTAAACATTTTTGAATTAGCTGCAGAAATTGATGGAGTATTAGTAGCACTTTGAGGTATATTAAATGGAGTAGCATTTAATCTATTAGTATTAAATGCAGTAGCTGTTGCATTAAAAGCTGACGCATTTGTTGCAATATTAGAGCTTCTCGCTTGATTAGTAAATGGATTAGTTTGAGTTCCCATTGTATCTATTGTATTAGTCGTCATATTCGTTGGAGCTTTAAATCTCGTTAAGTCAAACGATTGTCTCGATGGCAATGCTCCACCAGCCATAACAGCAGGAGTTTTTGTACCAGCTATATTAGTAGGTAAATAAGATTTTATTTTTTCTGCAACGCTTCCAATTTGTTTTGAATATCCTGGATATTCGCCAGCGTATCCTGCTTCATATAAAAGTTGAGCTCTTTGTGCAGGATCAGCGACTCCAATTGTTTTAGAATATCTATCTTTAGATAAAAATCCTACATAATCATTGAAAAATCCTTCTGGATTATCATAGCTTCTATATGACTTTGGAGCGAAATCTCCTCTAGCTCTTTCATCTGCATTAGCTGGCATTGATATTGTTTGTCCTTGATAACCTTTTTGAGCTTGAA